TGGTGGTGGTACAGAAGTTTCTGGCGGAGCTTACGCTAGACAAACAGGAGCATTTACTGTTTCTGGTACAAACCCTACAACTGCAACAAATTCAGCAGCTATTGAATATCCTACAGCTACAGCAAATTATGGAACTGTGGTTGCTGTTGGTATTTTAGATGCTTCTTCAAGCGGTAATTTATTAGCTTACTCTACTTTAGACGCTTCAAAGGTCGTAAGTAGTGGTGATGTTTTTAGATTCAATGCTGGAGATCTTGATATAACGCTGGCGTAACATCATGGCCAGTATCGGCTATAATCAGGGTTACTACAGTAGATCCAAATATAACGAGTTAGCACACCAAGCTGAAGCCACAATAGCTGGCGTTAGTGGTGTTAGTGCATCTGGCGTTATCATCAAACTTGGTGCAGGTACTATTGCAGGTACAAGTGGTTTTAGTTCTGTAGGTACACAATTAGATTTAGGTACAGCAACTATTCAAGCTACATCTGGCTTCAGTTCTATAGGTACACAAATTGATGTTGGTAGTGCAACGATTGCTGGTGTTTCTGCCTTTAGTTCTATAGGTCGTAAGATACATGGTGGAATTGCAACTATCGCAGCAACTTCTGGTTTTACTTCAGTTGGCACACAAATAGATCATGGTACTGCTACGCTTGCAGCAATATCTAGTTTTAGTTCTATTGGTGGGTTAAAATGGACAGACCAAATAGTTGCAGCAGATACTTGGACAGAACAAACTGTGGAAAGTGATACTTGGACAAACCAAACAAATCCGACAACTACTTGGACAGATTTAGACGAACAAGAAGTAGCATAATATGGCAGACACAACAACAACTAATTTAAATCTTACTAAACCAGAAATAGGCGGTGCTGAAGATACTTGGGGCGTATCAATAAACTCTGATTTAGATACGATTGATGCAATATTTAGTGCAACAGGAACAGCAGTTTCACTAAATATTGATGGCGGAGATATAGCATCTGCAGTTACGATAAATAAGTCACCAGTCATAACATTAGGTGGAGATCTTTCTGGAAATGTTACTTTGACGAATTTAGCTAGTGGTACTTTAACTGCTACTGTTGGTACTTTAAATCAAAGCACTACAGGAAACGCAGCTACCGCTACAGCATTGGCTACTGCCAGAACTATTGGCGGTGTATCTTTTGATGGTACAGCAAATATTAATTTACCTGGTGTAAATACTGCTGGCACACAAGATACTTCTGGTAATTCTGCAACCGCAACTGCTTTAGCTACAGGTAGAAACTTTTCTTTAACTGGTAATGTTACTGCTAGTGCAGTTTCTTTTGATGGCACAGGTAATGTTGCTTTAGCAACTACCCTTGCTGACGACACAGTAACTTCAGCTAAGTTAAGTGGTGCATTGACTACACCATCTGATTTAACTGTAGGCGGTACATTACTTGTAGGAAAAACTACCGACAACCTTACAGATTCAGGTTTTATATTAAAAAAACGAGCTGGTTCAGCCCATGCTCAACTAACTTGTGTTGGTTCAGGTTCTACTTCTATTGAAACTTATTATATTTATGATAGTGCAAATAACGAATTTGAATTTTTTGTAAGCTATGCTGGTGCTGTTCATTATCGTTCGCTTGTCTCATTATCTGATGAAAGAAAAAAAGATAACATAGCAGATATAACTTTTGGACTAGATGCAATAAAAGAGTTAAGACCAGTAAGTTTTGACTGGAAAAATAACAAAGGAAATGATCAACTTGGTTTTATTGCTCAAGAGGTAGAAACTACATCTTTAAAACAATTAGTAAGTACCTATAAAGATGAAAACATAGAAGATTGTAAAAGTCTTAACAAAGAACAAATGATACCTGTATTAGTTAAAGCAATCCAAGAACAACAAGATATCATAGACAATTTAAAAACTAGAGTAGAATCACTAGAAGGATAATTAGTAAATCCTGTAGTACAAACAAAAACAATTGGTGGCTAAAATAATATATAATTTCTAATTATGGCAGATACAAATACGACTAATTTATCATTAGTTAAACCAGAAGTAGGCGCAAGTACGAATACTTGGGGTGGCAAAATCAATACAAATCTTGATGCTGTTGATGGTATTTTTAATGGTGCTGGTAATGGTACGTCAGTAGGCCTTAACATAGGTTCTGGCAAAACTCTTACAGTCGGTGGTACTTTAGATGTAAATGGTACGATTGATTGTGAAGGTGGAGCGATTGACAACACTACTATTGGTGCAAGCACGGCTGCCACAGGAGCTTTTACTACTCTCAGCAGTTCTGGTTTAGCAACATTAAACAGCATTACTTGTGCTGGTACTTCAACTTTAACTACTGTAGATATTAATGGCGGTGCAATAGACGGCACAGCGATTGGTGCTAGTTCTGCTAGTACAGTTGCAGCAACTACTGTAACTGCTTCATCACATATCAATACTACAGGCGGACAATTTCAGCTAAATGGCACAAATATTTTTGAAAAAATATATCCAGTAGGATCAATTTATATAAATGCTGCGGTAAGCACCAATCCTGGAACTTTATTGGGTTTTGGTACATGGGCAGCTTTTGGTGCTGGTAAAGTGCCTGTAGGTGTAGATTCTTCTGATACAGATTTTGATACTGCTGAAGAAACAGGCGGTGGTAAAACTGCTTCAACAACTTTACCTAATCATGTGCATCAATGGTTTGATGGCACAAGATCTGGTGCTAGTTCTGGTATAGATTTTTCTTCAAGTTTTACAAGCGGTAGTTTTAATTCTTCTGGAGCAGCGAGTGATTTCTCTGGCGATCCAGACACAAGCGATTTCTACACCGCAAATCCAACTACAAACCCAAGTATTACAGTAAGTACAATTCAACCTTACATAGTCGTTTATATGTGGAAAAGAACGGCTTAACTTTAGGATAAGTCATGGCTTTAGTACAAATAACACCCCCAGCAGGAATAATAAAAAATGGCACAGACTATGCCAATAAAGGTCGTTTTGTTGATGGCGATTTAGTACGTTTTGAAAATGGTTATTTAAAACCTTTGGGTGGTTGGACATTTTTTAGACAAAATCCAGTTGGTACATTTTTTAGTGGCACAGTTACAACTGCTTCATCAAGTGCCAACATAACTGTAACTACAACTGTAGTGCATAATTTAATTGTTGGCGATACAGTAGTTTTAGAAGATTTTGCAGCTACAGGTGGTATTACTGCTAATCAAATCAACACAACTTTTACAGTAGCAACTGTACCTTCGACCACGACATTTACTGTCGCTACAACTGGTACTGGTACATCTGCTGCAACCTCATCTGCATCAAGAGTTATTCAGCCAGCAGTTCCAATAGGTATGTATTCTTACAAAACCAATGATGGCGAAGAAGTCTTAGCTATTGGTACTAGAGCTGGAATAAATGTTTTATATAATAATGTTTGGTATGACATTACGCCTTCTGGTTTTATTGGTGACGATGTTATTACTTCAACTGGTTATGGTGCTTTTCATTATGGCGTAGAAGATTGGGGAGATGCTAGAAGCACTTCTGGAATAAACTTTGATACTAAAAGTTTTTCATTTGCCAACTGGGGTGAACACTTAATATTTTGTTTTGCAGGCGATGGCAAGATATATCAATGGCGACCTGATGCTGGTAGTGGTAGTCCAGATACGATAGCTACCGCAGTAACCAACGCACCAACTGGGTGTCAAGCAGTTATTGTTAGTAATGAAAGACATTTAATAGCTATAGGTTCTGGTGGCGATCCTCGTAAGATAGCTTGGTCTGATAGAGAAGACAATACTACTTGGACATCTTCTGCTAGAAATACTGCTGGTGATTTACAAATAGCTACAGGTGGTCAAGCAAATTACGCAGTCAAGTTTGGTAACGATATTATTATTTTTACTGATGTTGGTATAAACAAGCTGTACTACACAGGCAGTCCGTTTGTTTATGGCATACAAGATGCTGGAGTAAATTGTAAAGCAATTAGTCCAAGATCAATAATATCTTCTGGCGGTTTCTTATCATGGATAAGTGAAAACTCTTTTTTTACTTACGATGGTAGAGTTAGAGAACTTAAATCAGATGTCCATGATTTTATTTTTGATAACTTACAACAAAAAACGCAACAAGCTACCTTTGGCGCACATAACATTGATTACAATGAGATTTGGTGGTTTTTCCCTGTTGGGAGTACAGACCAACTATCGCCAAACAAATATGTTATTTGGAACTATTTAGATAATGTCTGGTCTATTGGCGAACTTGATAGAGGTTGTTGGATAGATCAAGGTGTTTTTGATAATCCAATCGCTTGCGATTCTGGCGGTTTTGTTTATGAACACGACAAGAGAGCGTTGTTTAATTCACCTGGATTGGGTACAAGAAAACCTTTTTGTCAAACAGGCCCATTAGAAATAGGTAATGGCGACAGAGTGGCACAGGTAAATCAAATCTTACCTGATGAAGAAACTACAAGTTTGCCAGCAATAACTTTAAGTTTTACTGGTCGTTTTA